CGGAGGATCGTAAGGAGGTTCGAGATCGTCTTACTGAGATCTCGAACTCTCTTACTCGTATTGACTCTGAGCGCGATCATATTAACAACGTTCTTTCAGACCTACAGGACGAGTACGAGCTCCCTAAGAAACACATGCGTAAGGTCGCTCGTGTCTTTCACAAGCAGAACATCAATGAGGTCAAGGAGGAATTTTCGGACATTGAGGATATTTACAACGCGATCTCTTCCTGATATAATTGATAGTATCATTGAATGATTATGGAGTATGTGAATGACCGAAGAATTTCTTTGGGTTGAAAAATATCGTCCGCCGCGTATCGCCGACTGTGTTCTTCCGCAGTCGCTGCGCGACACTTTCTTTCAGCTCGTCAAAACCGGCGAGCTTCCTAACATGATCTTTTCCGGAGGTCCGGGCGTCGGTAAGACCACCGCCGCTCGGGCTCTCTGTTCGGAGCTGAACCTTGACTACTTAATGATTAACGGTTCAGAGGAGGGTAACATTGAGACTCTCCGAGGTCGTATCAAACAGTTTGCTTCGACTGTATCGCTTCAGGGCGGTTACAAGGTGGTCATTCTCGACGAGGCCGACTATCTGAATCCACAGTCGACTCAGCCGGCGCTTCGTGCGTTCATCGAGGAGTTTTCCAAGAACTGTCGATTCATTCTGACCTGTAACTTTAAGAATCGCATCATCGAGCCTCTACACTCTCGGTGTTCGGTCTACGAGTTTGCGATTCCAAACGATGAGAAACCAAAGATTGCGGCGGGATTCTTCAAGCGACTGAATCAGATTCTCGAGGATTAGAACGTCGAGTACGACTCCAAGACTCTTGCAACTCTGGTCGAAAAGTACTTTCCCGACTGGCGGCGAGTGCTTAATGAGTGTCAGCGGTACTCGGTTTCCGGCCGTATTGATCCCGGTATTCTTGTCAATCTTGCGGACGAGAACGTCAAGAATCTGATGACGCATCTGAAGGATAAGGACTTTGGTAAGATGCGTCGCTGGGTGGCAGACAATATTGATACCGAACCTGCGGCGATCTTTCGTAAGATCTACGACTCGATGGCCGACTACCTTAAGCCTGAGTCAGTGCCTCAGATCGTACTGATTCTGGCGCAGTATCAGTACTACAACGCTTTTGTAGCAGATCACGAGTTAAACATGGTCGCATGTATGACAGAGATCATGGTTACTGCGGAGTGGGTATAACGATGTTTTTTGGACAATTTAAGAAAAAGCAAAAGGAATATCCTCAAGCCGATTCTCAGCATACGAAGCAACTTAAGGCTATCTGGGAGAGTTTGGATCAAGAGCTAAAGGACTTTGCAATGACAACTCGTGATCTGGGCTTTGGCCACAATCTTAAAGCTCGTTTTAATGAACGAGGGATGGCGAATCTAGTGAAACAACTTAACGATATAGGGTACGAGATTAGACCCAAAGAGAAAGGAAGGAATCGTGAGTAATAAGGACTGCATCGTTTACGACTTTGAGACACTGGGTCAGAAACCGACATCGGCGGTCCTGTGCCTTGCTGCGTTGCGATTCAACGAGGATCGATATCTTAGTGACCGTCCGTACACTTATAAGGAGCTTCTTGATTCTGCACGATTCATTAAGTTCTCTGTACGAGAACAGGTCGAGATGTACGGTCGTAGAATCGATAAGTCAACGATCGACTGGTGGAAGGAACAACCTCGAGAGGCCCAGGAACTGATTAAAGAATCGGAGACAGATCGTCCTTTGGCAGAGATCGCCCCTTTCTTTCAGGATCTTATTATTGATCCGTCTCAGATCTCTAAGGTCTACACTCGCGGCAATACGTTCGATCCTATCTTTCTCGACTCGATTCTCGAGAACGTAAAGTCTCCTGAGGTCTATAACTGGTGGACCGTACGCGACACGCGATCGATGATTGATGGCCTATCGTTCGGATCGGGGCTCAAGAACACTTTTATGGTACCCGGTCTAGAGGAATCGTTCATACATCACGATCCGATTCACGACATCGCGATGGATGTTATGCGTATGCAGTTTCTTGTAAGAGAGACGATGGTCGAGTGAGAACTTATAAAGAGATTGAAGATGACAAAAGATAAAGACATATTTGAATACGACACCGATGGTTGTAGTCGAGCAAGAGAGTATCTTGAGTCAGTTAACTACGAAGGAATTGATCGTCTTGATGGCTATACGATCGTAGGAATCGCCAATCGTCTATATAAGAGATATTATAATTAATGAGTAAAGATAAACTTACACCGTTTTCGTTCGTAAACGAGATCAACACTGGTAAGCGTAACATTATGCTTGACCAGAACGGTGATCATTCGGAACTGCTTGAGCGAGTCTATAATCCATATATCACAAATCGATCACTCTCGTACTTTAATGATTCGGTCCTACACGCAAACGAGATGAACAAAAATCATCACCTTAATTCACGGCTTCAAAATGATTACTTATTACACGCTATACGTAAGCGCAAAAGATTCAGCAAATGGATGAAGCCAGATGATAATGAATCCATTAATGCAATCAAAAAGGTATATCATTATAGTGATGAGAAGGCAGATGCAGTACTTAGCATTTTAACCGATGAACAACTAAAGGTGTTAAAGCAAAAAGTATTCAAAGGCGGTCGCACCTAGAACCATCTAATCCATGGTATCTTGACACTGACTGTTTCTGACCTGACCAACCACATTTTGGGCATGTAGCATGTGGTCTGGTTTTAGCAGCTTTGCTCATCCTTTTGCGTGTCTCTTCAGATTGAGTTTTGCCTAACATGCCTTTTGTTGGATTTGCTAGCATGTATTCACGCATCTTCTGTTTTCTTTCTTCTGATGCTGGTTTATATTTTTTGTCTAAACCGGGCGGTGGTAATTTTTTCCTAGTTTCTGACATTTTATGTCGAGTTTCATCCGTAGGTATTAACTTGCCTACACCGCCATTGCCACCAATACACATATTATATGATTGACGATCATTAACTATATCTTCTGTTATGATTTCTTTTTCTTTATTAAATGCAGCTTCTCTTGTATCAAAAAAGTATAGTATTTCTCTGGTGAAGTTTTCTTCACCATATTTACTCACTGATTGTAATAATCTGACTCCAGACCCAAGGTATCCGTCGTTTAAGTCATCTGTGGAATGGACACCAATATACCACTTACCGTTAATAATATTGGTAGTCTTATAAATGATATGATAAATAGACATGCTGGCACTCCCTATAGTGTTAGAATGGATGGAGGCTGCAACCTCGCGATCCATATCTATTTATAACATTTATGATTTTATAAATAATTAGGAATGAATGAGTTAGAACTTATGAGCGATTGTGAGCAACAATTAATGGGTTACAGTAATGAAAAAGCACGCCAAGTCCTGACTCTGTTGAATAATGATCAACTTACTGAATTGAAACAAAGGGTCTATAAAGGTGGCTATACAAACAACAAATCATCAGCAAGACGCTCCGGCCGTTGAGAAGCCTCGACCACAGAACGAGGATAGGCCTGTAGAGTGGACTCCAGCAATGATGCTCGAGGTCTCTCTCAGAGAGCCGGACGACTTCCTTAAAGTACGTGAAACTCTGACACGCATTGGTGTCGCATCTCGACGCGAGAACAAACTCTTTCAGTCCTGCCACATTCTTCATAAGCAGGGCCGGTACTTTATCGTACACTTTAAGGAGTTGTTTCTTCTGGACGGTAAACCATCGAATTTGATGGAAAACGACCTCAGCCGTCGCAATACAATCGTAACTCTTCTATCGGACTGGGGTCTTGTTGAACCGGTGAATCACGATCAGTTATCGAATACTGCGCCCTTGAGGCAGATCAAGATCATCTCGTATCGTGATAAGAACAACTGGGAACTTTGCGCCAAATACAACATCGGCGCAACGTCTAAGAAAGTATAAATAATTTTGGATCGCCTTCATGGGATCCGTCTTTGTAAAAACTCGCTTAATAAAGGAGAGATAATATGACACATCTTAAATATCCGACGTTTGATCACTGGGATAATATGTTCAAAGGCGCTGACAAATTTCTGGTCGGCTACGACCGGTTGCACGATCAGTTGTCCCGAGTTCACGATCAGATGGCCAAAAACATTCCAAACTATCCACCATATAATATCCGTAAGAAGGATGAGAATACTTACGTCATCGAGATGGCGGTTGCCGGATTCGGAGAGTCTGAGATCGAGATCACTCTCAACGACGACAAGCTGACTGTCGAAGGTTCCGCAAACGAATCTAATGATGATGTTCTCTATCACGGTCTTGCTCTCCGTAACTTTGCTCGAGCCTTTACTCTGAATGATCAGATTGAGATTAAAGAGGCGGAGATGGTCAATGGTCTTCTTAAAATCTGGCTCGAGCGTATTGTGCCTGAGTCCAAGAAGCCTAAGAAGATCGAAATCAATTCGGATAAGGAAAAGACACTCCTTAACGAATAATCACTAGGTAATACAGCCCCCGTCAGCGTCAGCTGCTCGGGGGTTCTTTTCTCTCTATACAATGGAGTATATTATGTCCCCTGAAACTAAAATTGTGCGTCTCTCCACCGGTGAAGAACTTATCTGTACTTTGACTAGCGAATCAACATCCTCTCGTGGTACAGTATATCATATGACTGATATCGCTATTCTGATTCCTACTGAAGCAAATCAACTCGGCCTCGCACCATTCATGCCTTATTCTACTGGTATTACTTCGGGCGTTGATATTACAGAAAAAGACGTGATGTTTGTTACCGATCCGGTGGATGATCTTCTATCGCAGTATCAAAATATGTTTTCAAAAATCGTAACTCCAAAGCAGCAGATCAGTACGTCAGTCTAGTTTTACAACCTCCTTATATTTTGATATAATGGTTTCCAGCAAATTGAATGGAGGTGTTCATGACTGCAGCGTTTTATACCTGCGTCAATCGGTACGGATCGAAGATTCTGTACCGTGGCTACGACGAGACGGGACAACGAGTAGCACGTAAAGAAACGTTCTCTCCGACTCTCTATGTTCCGTCTCAAAGAGGCGAGACTGGATATCGCACGCTTGACGGTACTCCCGTCGAGCCGCGCGAGTTTGATACTATGCGTGACGCGAAGCAGTACATTGAGCAGTATAAGGAAGTCGATAACTTTACGGTTTACGGCAACGAAAACTATCTTGCTCAGTATATCTACGATCGATTCCCCACCGATCCGGAGTTTGATCGTTCTCGCATCAACGTCACAACGATCGATATTGAGGTACAGTCAAACGACGGCTTTCCATTTCCCGAGGAGGCTCGCCACGAGGTCACCGCAATTACGATTAAGAACAATATTGATGATACCTATTATGTCTGGGGTTTGAAGGAGTACGATATCGAAAAATCAGAGATCGATCCTCGGCCGAACATTGTGTATCGTCGATGCGATAACGAGGCTCAGCTGTTACTAAACTTTCTCGACCACTGGGATTCTGAACGTCACTCTCCTGATGTTGTGACGGGTTGGAATACTCGACTGTTCGATATTCCTTATCTTGTGAATCGTATCGTAAAGGTCCTCAGTGACGACATGACAAAAAAAATGTCCCCGTGGAAGATCGTAAACTATCGGCAGATTGGTATCAAAGGTAAGTCACTGGATACGTATGATCTGTACGGTATTCAGCAGCTTGATTATCTTGATCTCTTTCAAAAGTTTGGTTATACGTACGGTGCCCAGGAATCATATAAACTTGACCATATTGCCCACGTCGTTCTGGGTGAACGTAAGTTATCGTACGAGGAGTTTACATCTTTACAGAACTTATACGAGGAGAACTTTCAGAAGTACATAGACTATAATATCGTCGATGTGCAACTTGTTGATCGACTCGAGGATAAGTTGGGTCTGATCACGTTAGCAATGACTATGGCATACAAGGGTGGAGTGAACTACGCAGATACGTTTGGCACCACTCGTATATGGGATACGATCATCTATCGTAAGCTGATGTCTCGTAACATTGTGATCCCACCGAATCGTGATAAGCAAAAGGTCAACTTTGAGGGTGCGTACGTCAAGGATCCTCAAGTGGGGCTACATGAGTGGGTC